GCCAGGCCATTACTTGATTGGGATACTACTCCCAGTAGTCCTCCCACAACTGATATTATCTCCGGATTTTGTATCGCGTCTTTTAAAAATTTTTTCTGTATCATAATCGTAAATTTTAAATTCAAATTAATAAACTATTATCTCTCTTGTGCTAGCAATATACCATAATCCATCATCCCCTTTCGATACGATATATTCCTCCACATATCCAAGTCCAACTCCCCATTCATTAAAATATTTATAGCTCCCGTCAATCTTAGCACAAAATGAAGAAGACGATTTTATTAAAGATGGAGAATCATTTCTCGAAATATACCTACCACGAATCCGGAATTGGAATCCATCGGGGACTGAAGATGTAGGTGGTATAACAATCGTATCAATCTTTTTATAATAAACACCGGTAGATACGTCCAACAATGATCCCTTGCTGAAATCAATATTATATTCTGATACATGCGATGTGAGCTCTTCATTTACGACCCTCCACTCATATACCATATCTGATTTCATGATAATTCTACCCAATTCGTCAAAACGAATACTCTTTCCACCAAGATGTCCGGTGCCTTTTAAAAAGTCTAATAGAATCATCGGAGTGAACTTATCCATTTCAGGCGAAAAATCTTTGTAATCGGACGTAATATTCCCGTTAGCATCAAAACCATTCTGGCTAAACATATACTGGTCATAGAATATAGCCTGTCCGATTTTAGCGAATTGGATCAGGGCAAGTTCTATTTCGATAGCATTGAAATGCTCAAACGGAAGCCACGTAGCTTTTTCTCCATTTTTTGCATAATCTTCTGCCGGTGTCATTCCCTGCTCAGTGCCCAGCCATGTACCGACTTTGTTCATCACATACCGGACTGCATCCTGTGATGCATTAGGCTGGAATACAACATAAGGAGCGATATTGACCGAACAAGTATATCTAATTGTATCTGAATAGATACCAGCCGGATATGGGAGTCTGGTCACTGGCTTAACACGATACTTAACCTCTGTTGTTTTACTAGCTAACATGATATAATTACTCTTTCGTTGTGATTACTACTGCGACATTACCGGATGCCTGTTGACACATTTCTTCAGTAACTGTTCCCGAAGCTGCTGCTGTTTCAGAATTTTCCGGATTAAGGATAATGCCAGCAGCATCCATGAAGACGAAGAAAAAAGTCATGTCCTTGAATTTCGTTGTCTGTCCGCGCTTTACTAATATCGGAGTATAGACGACTGTTCCGTCAGATCCCTCTTCGATAGTCTCATCCTCAGGCGTAGGGTTCGGAATGATACCCAGCGGGTCTGATGCATCTGTAACCGTCTGAACATCGGAGCCGATGAGCGTACCATTCTGATAGATTTCAACCTTAAATTGTCCGACAGAATCTACCATATCGTTTGTCACAGTCAAGTTTTTTGCTGTCTGACCTGATATCGCTTCCCATACACCGGAAACAAGACTATACCATTTGTATGTCAATCCGGAAGCAATCTCGTCATTACCTATTCTAGCTATGCCCTGAAGAATACAACTGTCATTATTAGTTGTCAGCGTAAAATACTTATTATCTCCAGCCTGAATCGTCACACGAATAGCATTTGATGTGCCTTCCGTAATCGGAATACCATATACAGTCTGTATCTTGTCCGAAGTATTGCCTACGGCCACAGTAGCTTCAGACTTAATCGTACATGGAGCTGCTCCCGCTGCTTTTACAAGATTCTTCAGAATCTGCAATCCATAATAGTTTCTTGTACCCTTCTGATAAGGGAGTGACTTGAAATGACCGGTCTCACCATTGAATGAATTGGTAGACACGTTATCACTACCGAATGTCAGTTCCGTATCATTGAAGAACCACTTCACCAGGTTAGGAATAACCAGCCCATCTGCAACTCTTGATGATGTAATAATGTTGCTTAACGTAGGAAGAAGGGTAGAAAAATCAGGAGTAATATTTGTCGGATTCTGAGGATCACCCTGATATTCCTGATACAAATCTCCCTTGTCGCACTGCAACATAGGCATATAAACTCCGGACTTACGCTGATATACGACCTGTCCGACCTTGCTTGCTAAACTCATAATTACTCTGTTTTATCAGTTTCACCATCTGTTACATTCTCGCCGTTTTCTTCTCCAGCAGGAAGCGTAACCGGATGATCTGTATCCGGTGTATTTTCCCCGTCAGCATCCTGATAATATTCAGGAATGGTTACTTCTGCAGGCTCGGCCGTACCATCAATCTCTCCCCTTGCATCATTACCAGTCATTGCCACTCCACCGACAAAAGCCGCACGATCAAATATAGTTTCACCCGGAATAATGTTTAGATCTGCCTGCCAAAGCAGGATATTACCGTCCGCTGTCTTGTTACGGTTCTCTACAGGTGCACCAATCTTATCGGCCACCTTCTTCGTCACTTTAATGTAATATGCCATAGTATTCTAATTATTAATTCTGTCAAACAAAACATTACCATCCGCATCTTGCAATACTGATTCGTCTGTATCGTCAATCAATATTGCTTGTGCCCCACGATCTTCAATCTGCAAGTCAAGCAGCATGCCCTCTGTGAAAGGAATGGTCGGACTTACTCCTTCCCCTGCCTTACTGTAATCTGATGCACCAGGCTTTTTCACCATCCAAATAAATTTAAACCATTCTTCAGGACTGGATATCATTCCTTTTGCATCACGTACATACCCCTGAGGATATATGTAACTTGTACCAGCCGGACAACCGGTAACAATTCCTTTAAAATCACATTCAATCCGTGGTATATACCTAACGATACGAGTTGTTGCACTCTGGTCGAAAAGATCTGGTGAAGAGGGCAAGGAACCTGTCTCACGGTATGCCGCCTTGCATACATAAGTCTGCTCATCCCCGATAAAATCACGGTTAACCACAAGCACGTTCTTATTAACAGACACAATCTCCCAGTCATTATCTCCATTACCATCGACAATTTCTTCCAACGCACCTGTTGACAGCACTCTGTACCACCAAAATTTGACACGCTCATCTTCTGTTATGTCCTTATTTCCAGCCATGAGCTTAGCTGTAATCGTCTGATTCAACACGTCACGTACAGGATACCATTGTACCGTATCAGGAGAGTCAAGCGTAAGAACCGGCTGTGGAGAACTGGAGTCGGACACAATAATAACCTTGCTGGCTGTGTACTTCAAGACTTGGTTAGTACGTACATCCACATATTCAGCAGAAAATTCAAGAGTGATGGGATTCGCTATACTCGAATTTTTCTTGACCTGTATCTGCCCCTTGTTTTCTCCAGTCTGCGTAATCACATAATCCGTACCGCTGCTTATCAGTTTCTGTACACCGCCGATACGCTCATACCACTTCATGTTTGTAAGTTCTGAGTTTATTGCCTTGGGAGCTGACATAGAATCTGCATCGACAGCCGCACAGCGAGGGAAAAGAGTAAGAGGGGTAAGCGTATAGTCGGGGGTAAACGACTTATCCATGGCCGAATAGAACTGTCTGTCCGGCACACTTGTCACTACCTGCATACTTATGCTTGCCTGTAGAGGGCGGTAGTTGATGTTAAGACTTTTCTTTTTACTTGCTAATGCCATAACTTTAATTAAAATGTTACATAATTTTCTGCTATCTCATATTTTTGACCATCACGAAGAAGGGCTGTCGCTTTAAATGAGCATGACGAACGTGTCATATAATCCGTTCCAAGGTCATCTAACGTAAGACTTAACCTCTTACCAGCAGATGCCCTTTTTATAGCCCACGCATTGTCCTCACTCACGTTCCCTGTATCACGTGTCCAGGTCACATCGGAATCCAGAATATTATCTGTCACATCCTGGTTATATAATAATCCGGAAACTATAAGTTCCGTGAATACGATATAATCTCCAGATTCGTCACGATCTGATATTCTGTCTGCATCAAACTGCCATCCATTTGAACTGTCTATGTCTATCGTAAAGGATGGATTACCTTCTATCATTGCCCATCCGGTACTTGCATAGCGAGGTTCGTCAGTGGTCCCGGTAACAAGGCACTTCCAGCGACATCCGTAATGCCATACCGTATCAACCGTTTCTTTGCCAGCAGTATAAGGATTTTCACTTTGAGCGACCTCCAAGGACCAAAAACCACGGTCGTTAAGCTGCACGACAACTACACCCTGATAGTTAATTCGCATCAAGTCCTGAATGGCTATACCACGGCAATATACATAGCTATGCCGGTAATTGATAGGGAGGTTATCGAACAGTTCCAACCTCTTCAGTTTTCCGATAATGATGCTGTAATTAGATTCCTCGAGTATAGGTTTCGTAACCCCATCAAGCATACAGATACATCCCTCGTAAGATGACAGATACCAGAATCCCTGACGTTCTTCATCAACAGCATTTCCTCGACGGGTAATTACCATGCCGGAAGCAGGAGGATAGTTCTTACCACCCGGCACCTCTTCATCCGGATAGAGAATTACGTTAATCTTATTCTCAGCCTGCATCACATTCAGGACACGGAACCAGCTATCATAATATTCTCCTGCTGTGTTCAGGTTATTCACTGAGCCATAACTTACGTCCTGCTCTTTGAATGCCGTAATATCATTATCCCAGCGACGACGAAGATACAGATCATAAGTGCCGTCTTCGAGCTGCTCAATTCGTTCGATTGTACCAGATTCAGAATAAGTGACGTTCCCTTCCTGCGCAAACCAGCGATTGTAAATAAGTTCCTTCACAATCATTGCGCTACGTACCTCTAGCTTTTCAAACTGTCCACGCCCATCGGGATATATACCGGCACCCTTACCGGCTGTCAAAGAGTCAATAAAATTGCCGAACTTCAGAAGGAAATTGGTAGCATCTGGCTGATCTTTACGAAGAAACATTTTTAAAGCCCGTAGTGCAGAAAACGTATTACTATCACTTGGAGCAGTTAAATCATTTACTTTGATAAGATATACTCCGCCTTTTCCAAAATATGTTTGTCCCTTGTAGGTTAAGGACTCGACATCACTTTCAATTTCACCGATGCGGGAGTAAGGCATACTTTCCCCAATCGTGTAAACTGGAGAATCCCACGGAATATCAAGATTCATTTCCCATCCCAAGACACGTGAAATGCGCCCATTTTCAAAATATGTATCATCTACGAGATTGATACGTTGACCAAATTCGAAAGTTCGTGAAATCAAATCCTCTTTAACCCATGAGCTTCTTAGGGTAGTCGGATAGGTACCGTCATCCTTTTTTACCTTATCGGTGTACTTCTGCGCCTTTTCCTTCAGTTCCTGCTCGGCTTCTGGAATATACTGGTCGGACACCAATTGGATATCAAAACCTGAAAGAATATATTCATCGCCGTTGGCAGGATACATCATATCATCCGGTAATTGTCGGCCATAATCTTCATTGCGAACAATCTCCCAAAGTTGATCTCCTCGACTTTCATCTTTCGGCTTGGGATTGAAGATTACGCCAAACTCCATGCCGTTCAGTTTCCCTGACTGGAATCTGATTTTCAGTTCCTGGCCCTCGATGATGTATTCCTCCTTGAACTCAAGTCCGGTGTCCTTGTAGCGATAATATGTGACTGTCTCTTTCGTACCGTCCTCATTCTCCACTTCCTCGGTGCGGGTGTGGACATCTGAGAGAGTGCCCACACGTCGGGGATAAACATCGTCGAAAACAACAACGTCCTCGATGGCTTCTTCCTGCGACATGCCTTCGTATGCGTCGATATAAGGAGTGTCAGCCGGGAGCATAAGACGTTTCTGAACCACACCATTGATTACTGCCTGTTCGTCGGTCGGACGGTAGTTCGTGGGGATATTCTTTGTTGAACCAAACGCATAGATACGGGTGGCATAAGTGCCCTGGCTTTCGCTGCGGGTGACTGAAGACGCTTCCACGCCACGCTCGATTTTAACGGCATCACCGAACTCATTTCGCCCAAAATGAATCACGTTGTCCGTTATCCAGCAATCGCAGTTCCACTTATCCTCACCCGCCATAGAGAACAGGGCGTCCAAAAGGTTCATGTTGTCGTAGGTCATCGCTACGGCCTTATTCTCTACAGTATCGTCTATGCTGAAAATAAAATCTGTTCCTCTATATGTATAGCCTAAAGCCTTGAGATTACGAAGAAACACACCAAGTTGTACATCAAGGGCAGCAGTAAGCGACCATGATGCTTCATTTCCTGCATGTTCCGGAGTGTATTTAAAGATTTTGTTCTTCCACTTCCAGTAGTAGGCGTTCATCTGGAGATTATAATCATAGCCTCCAGTTGAAGTGTTGTAAGTAGGCTTCTGAAGGTCAGTTATCTCATAGATTTTTGCCAGCTTTCCACCTAATGATTCATCAAGGACACCGGATAAATCTACATAATCACCAAGTTTAAACTGCACAGGCTTAGCTACCGAAAAAGGAAGAATTATATAGTCTTCCTTCATCAGAGTGAACTTTCCTTTAGCTCCTTTATTAATTGGGATTGAAAGCCTTGTTTTACCTGATATGTCTTTAATTTCTATCATATCTCCAAAGTTCATAAATAGAAAATGGAAGCCCTAAAAATCAGGACTCCCATTTGAAACAATAAGGTGAATGTTCGTTATTCACTCCTATCCATAGGATTAGGCTCTTGAAATTTGCTCGAAATTTTACCAAAACAACGGTCAGAACTCATCCCATAAGAAATGCTTTTCCCAAGATAAATCAACTTATAGATTTCATCTCCCAATGCTGGAACTTTAATATTTACAGCACCTTTCTCTAATTCTGTCTGAAAGGCTTTTTTCTTTGATCGGTAATCGTTTTCTGAATTTCCCTCGATCGTAAACTGTAGAGTGATTTCTCGCGAGTCTACTTTTGCGTTATCTGTTATCACCCGTTTGCCATGTTCCAGCCGGCTTTCATCCTCAATGTAGTCTTTCATCTCATTGAATCCGTCGATAGCGTCGAGAAAACCGTCCCCCATGCGAACGCCCCATGTTGTCAAGGCATCTCTATCGTTAATAATTAAACCCCCACTCATATTAATACCTTTCCTGTTCCATCGTTAATAATCTCATAATTACCACTAATATTCTCTATACGGACAACTGCATAATTACTTATTTTAATACGAACATTGCCACTGTGCATGATAATTACTTTATAAGCTTTATCTGTACCTTGAAAAGTTAATTCAGCAGTACCTCCGATTATTGCCTTATCCTCGTTTACTGCTTTCACATTTTCTTCTATATGTACTCCGAATGACTCTACATTCCCTTTCATTGAGCGAAACATCTCCAGTGAAGGGTAATTAATACTTTTACAGAACTCACATCCCTGAGGAGAGAAAAAAAGCCACACAAGACTTTTCCAATCTGTAGCTTTAGATGATTGAGAACATGCCCCTAATCCTATCGCTTTATTTAAAATATCCTTTACTTCTATCATAATCTTGATGTGTTACGTTTTACTTCTTCTATATCTTTTTGTATCTGTTTAATTGGCTTAATAATCTCGCCTGTATTTTCTCTGATTTGCTGCAATTCTAGATAGGAGTTAGCTAATATAGTGCGTGTTTCATCAGCAATATTATACATACCCTGCGCCTGAGTAATTAAGCTGGAAATTGATCCGCGAAGTTCTGTAATAGCAATCGTCTGTTGTTGGGTAGCTGTTTCTATGCGAAGGTTTGACTCATATACAGCAGTAAACCTCCCACTTAATTCACCAGCATCCTCATGAGTCATTTCTGTACCGAAACCTCTACCGGAGGCAGATTGTTGCTCTTTGGAATCATCCTTCATAAGGCTATCAGCCCAACCAAATTGTTTATCCAACTCTTTCTGGAGTTCTTCAGCCATATTGTAGATATAATTTTGCTCCCATCCTGAAAGGACATTATCGGCATAGAATTCCTGAAGTTTCTGCCTTATTTTCTCCATTGATCCAGAAGCTTGAATTGCGGACTTAATAGACTCTGTAACCATCTGGCGCATTATATTTTTCACCGCGTCTTTTGCTGACTCGGCTCTATCTTCTCCGTTAGACCAAGCCTCTGCATATGCAGAAGCGAAGTCTTCTATAGCAGTTTTTACATCTTCTCCAAAAATAGCGTCTACAGCTTTTTCTTTATTTTCTTCAATCAAATTATTGATTTCTTCAATTTGCTGTTGCCATTCTTTAATACGGTCATTATCTGTCTTTTTTTTATCTTGTTCTTCCCTAATCTGTTGTTGAATGAGAACCTTTTGCTGCTCTAAAAGTTTATTTTGCTGATTAATTAAATTAGAAGCATCTTTAGAATATGCCTTTTCAATGGAATTACCAAGTCTCTCATATGATTTCTCAAGAACTTCAATTTGATCTTGTAATTCTTGAATACGTTTTTCATTCTTTTTATCATGGATTTTTGCTATAGAAGAAGCAAGTGAGCTAACCAAACCTATAGCGGCACCAGCTGCTGCCCCCCAAGGGCCAAATGCAGATCCAGCTTGTGCTCCTTGCATTGCTGAATTAGCAGCATCCATAGCAACGTTAATACCATCTGCAATATCTGTAAAAGTATCATTACCAAAGGCATCACCAAGAGAAGAAAATGTATCAGAAAGGAATGATCCTACCTGCATAATATCATTCAGACCATTCTTGATTCTTGCAAGAGCTTCTTCGAGCTTCTTACTGTCATTGCCGGCATTGAACGCATCTTTTATACCATCAGTAACTTTCTTATAAGCTGGCTGGAGATCATCTGCGGCTTTTCTGTTATTTACTAGGGCATCAGAAATAGCCTTTATCTTTTCCGGATCATTACTCCAAGTCTCAAAATTCTCTTTGGTAATTCCAAGTTCCTTACCTTTCTGTTCGTCCCACTGCCCGGATTTCAGAAACTCTAATGCCTTTTGCCCAGCTACATTGATATCCTCAAGGTCCTTCAGAGTTTTGTCTTTCATATCTCCGAACAACTGGGAAACAGCAGAAATTGTCTTGTTAGCTTGTTCATCTATACCGGATAAGATACGATCTCGTTGTTTGCCCAAGGTTAATTTTTCTCCTTCGGTAGTAGCCTTGTTGATCTTATCCTGATATTGCTCAATAATAGCTTGACGCTTCTGCATATAGGTGCCATACTCAGCTAAATAAGCATTCATCGCCTCTCGTTGTGCATTCAGGTCTTCTTGAACCTGACGTTTGTCTGTATTCTCTTTCAGGATGTCAAATGAACTGGTGTCAACGCTTATAGAGGAAGAATCAAAACTGCGCTTTTTGTATTTAGGATTCTTCTTTGCTTTTAAATCCTCTGTTGCCTCGAATATTTCTTTCTGTCTTTGAATTTCTTTCTGAATATACTCTTCTTTGGCCCGGTCAATAGCTTGTAATTCCTTCTTGTTATTCAGTTCACGTTGAGCAAGGATTTTATCCCCACCGTCGGCCATTGCATCTATACGGGCTTGCTCAATCTGATTTTCTAAGTCTACTGCTTCTTTTGCGCGTTCTAATGCCTGTTTACGTTCCAAGTCTGAAAGTTTCCCTCCGGCTGATGTTGTTGCGTTTTCTCTTGATACATCCTTGTTCCTGACGCCGGTAAGTGTTTCCAACGTCTTTTCTGCACTCTGCAACTCTTTTTCCTTTGCCTTGATAGAAGATTCTACAGTCTTGCCAGCCTCTGCCTGCAATTTTCCGCTACGAAGGTCGGCAATCTCTTGTTTAAGTGTGTTGATACGTTTGGTGGCATTCTCTACTTCTTTGGATATTGAAGACTGTGTAACCTCTTTTTTATCGGATAGAGAGGATTTCTCAATTTCTTTTTCCAGTTCAGTGATGGCAGAAACCGTTTCGCCTAATTCCTTGTTTACGGAATCCAGTTCTTTCTTGGCCTTATTCGCACTATCTTTGAGTTGATTGTTTATGGCACTATTTTGAGAGAATACTGCCACACCTGTATTTACCCCTCTGTTCTGCAATGCGCTTCCAGTCATTGTTACGGATGAATTATACAAAGATTTGGCCTCATTGTAGTTTGCTATGGCTTCTTTCTGTCTTTTTTCTTGAGTCCGCTTCTTTTCATACAGCTCTGTCAATTCTTTCTCTGCTGCCTTCATCCGTATCTGCTTTTCCAGTTGCGTCAGATAGGATTTAATGGCCTCGGTGTTGTTGTTTATTAATTTACCCTCTTCGTCAAGGCTTGCATTATAAGAAGGGATGATAGCCTGCAAATCAGACAAAGCTTTCTTTTTCTGTCCCAGTGAGGAAGTTTCACTTTTCAGTACGCCTGACAACCTATCAACCGTTGCTGCCTGCTTGGAAAATTCTTCATCGGCCTTCTTGTTTACCGAATTAAGTGCTTCCTGGGCAGCTGTGGCTTCATTGGCTCTCTTGGTGAACATATAAACTGCCGTACCTATTCCAACAAGAGCTGCCAACAGAGAGACATACACATTGGATTTCGAGGCCAAATTGAAAGTCTGTTGTGCAGCAGTAGCCAGTCCCAACTCCTTCCTGTACATTCCAATCAGACGGATACTTTCAACGAATCCAACTGCCTTCTGTGCTACGGCGGTCGTTATCAAAGCAGCTTTATAAGTTCCATAGGCCGCTATCAATCCTCCGATTACAGACAATACATCATCAAGACTTTCTACCAAATCTTCTGCAGTACCGATACCGAATTCGAAAACTTCCTTGTACTTGTTCCCGAACTCATTCATTTTCTGAAAGAGGGTATCTTCAATGTTAGACAATCTCTGTGGCCATGTTCCGGCGGAACTTTCCATAAGGTTTGCAAACTCTCCTCCCTCAGATGTCATGTTCTTGAAAGCCTGTTCGACCTCCTTAAATCCGACCTTACCTTCCTTCACAAGTTCACCTACCTGGTCTTTTGAGACGCCTAAAACCTTGGCTAGTTCTTCGAAGATTGGAATACCTCGGCCAGCGAACTGACGGATGTCTACGGTCATGGCACGTCCCTGGGTACGCAGTGTTCCATAGAGATAAATAAGCTGACCGATAGGTATCTGCAATCCAGAAGCCACATCTCCAAGCATGGAAAGTTCTTTCACGACATTATCGGCAGAAGAACCGTATGCCAGAAGCTGTTTCGCCCCAGTAGCCACATCATCGAGATTAAACGGTGTCTTTGCAGCAAACTGGACGATCTCCGCTATAAGCTGGTCCGCCTTTGACTTGTCCTGAAGGATGGTCGAAAGGGCAACCTGTAGCTGTTGCATCTTTCCAGTTGCTTCAATCACATCGGAGCCGAATCTCTTTATCGCCACCAGTCCACCGATTTCAGCGGCTGTACGCTTTAAAGAATCCGTCAAGGATTTTACTATCTCATCAGCGTTGTTTGTTCCACTGGCAAACTCCTTGTACTCTCTTGTGAGTTTCCTTACTTCAAGCCTATTTCTGACCTGCTGGTCCTGTAATTCACCAAGGGAATATCTCTGCTCGTTCAAGGCTGCTTTAGCTGCATTCAATTCAGCTAATTTAGCTTTTGAATTAGGAGAATACTTACCCATCTTTGAATATTCATCAGACAGCCTTCTGACATCATCCTGCGTATCACGGATGATTTTCCTTTGTTTGATAATTTCCTCCGTCAGCTCATCGGATGCCTTTGACGCGGAATTAAGCTTTTTCTTCAAATCATTCTCCATCACAGCCCCTGCCTTAGCCGCCTCAGTTACCAGTCCCATCATCTGCTGACGGGTGGATGCCAGTTGAGTTTCCAATGCCTTGGCTGCTGCGGGGGATTTGTTTACGTCCATCTTCTTTAACTGGGCTTCCAGCTTACTAATCTCATTACGAAGTCTTATAACTTCATCATATTGTGCGCTTACACGAAAATAAAGTATAGCCATATCTATTTCTTGTTTCTTCTTCTGCGTGAAGCCATGTCCTTACCCTTCACCTTTGTAACCTTGGTCCCGGTAACGGTATGGAGCTTGTCACGCTGCATTAATACTAAATTCCTGTATGGTATCTCATAGACCACTTCCCGGTAGGACAGATGTAGATTTTCCATGAACGATGCAATCTGCCCCAATAGAGTGTCATTTCCTACAACCTCGGTTTCGCTGCCAGCAGGCTTACGTTCTTCGCCAAGCTGACAGCTTTGAGAAAAACCTTGGAATCAATCATGGAAAGGGTTTCATCCAAGGCGTCCACCACCTCGTCCAGTGTACCCTGTGACAATTCTTCATTCAGACTTTCATCGCCTGTAATCAGCCATGAAAGAGCCTTACTATATGCTTCACTTTCTCCTAAAGACAGTAAAACATCTTTCAAGTTATCAGCCTCTTGCACTCCAGATAAGCAAGATATAGCACCTGAAAGTTTATGTATTGTAGGTGGATAAACTGTGTATGCTTTTCCAGCTACAAACACGGTCCGAAAATCAGTTCCAATAATCGATTCTGATATTATTTTTGCTCCTTGATTCATATTCATAAACAATTAAGGGGTAAGCTATCAAGCCCACCCCTCCATTCAACCTAAAATACAATCTATCCCTTTAGAAATTAACCTCCTGCTGTAACCTCGGAAGAATCAAACCAATATTCCGGTGCGACAGCCGCATTTTGTGGTTCCAGTTCCACTGCGCTTACAGGAATACCTACGGCTTTGTCTGTTGTGGCTTCACGAGCACCGATGTCGGCACGTGGAATCACGCAATACTGGTCGTCATCTGTCAAAGCAACAAGTAACTTCTCAATATTCACCTTGCCCCTTGCTCGTTTCCAACCCTTATCAGTGTTAATAATATCACCACCCATAAGGTCTTTCTTAGTTACATAATCATACTCACCAATAGTGAAGTTTACAGCTACATCACCCATCTCCTTGTCGCTTCTGTAAACCTGACCAGTGAGCTGATTCTTGTAGTTTGTACGACTTGCTTCCGCTTCTTCAATAGTCCATGTGTCCTGATGGATATTCTTGATTTCTTTCAAGGTTTCACCCTGTAAAAGAGTATGCAAGGCTTGTCCTGTCAAGTCTGCGGTAATCTCGCTTGTCTCGCCATACCAAAGTTTCTTGATATTCGCGGCTGTGACTTTCTTTGCTTCTGCCATATTATTTCACATTTAAAACTTCAAACAAAATTCTTACATTCACATAATGACACTTTAAAGCAGTGTCCTCCTCCGTACCGATTGATTCGATAGAATAATGATAGGCTGTTCCGTCATAGCGTCCGGTTACATCATCCAATAAACTTTGAGCCTGCTTTTCCAACTCATTCAGCCGGATGGTGTTGGCTTCACCTTCTTTCAAGTCAGGAACACAAAGGTTTACTTCCACGAAAGATTTCTTCCAGTACGTTTCAGGTTGCTGTTTCTTAGCGTGAATGACAATCCTTTCAGATTTCATCGCACCCGTCAGTTTCTTGCCATGAGGGACAACATCAATGCCGAAAGGCTGGCAATCACGATAGAGTATGTTCGCTATGTCGGTGGTTACTATCATTGTACAATCTCCCAATCTTCTGCAAATACATCACTAATGGACGGAACCCATGAGTCAGCACGTCCAGTATTCTCATTGTAGATAAGACACTGGCTTGTGTAGTCGATAAAGCCTTTACCTTTCAGAATAAGGTCTTTAGCTGACTGTGGAAGTGACTGCATTTTCGGAATGATGTTGCTGTCAATATGCGCTGGAACTTGCTTAATAACAAACAATCCTTTACCGTTCCAGCCTATTCTTCGGATTGCACCACCTTGTTTCAGGACTTCAATAGCATCACCGAAGCACATATTTTCACTTTCTTCCGACACTTCACGATACGAAGCTTCAAACGGTTCTGCTGGCGACCAGCTTTCATAACCGTCTTTGTACTTCACATGATAGCCAGCTTTATCCTTTTCGGCTTCTGATGGAACTTTGCCAGCTTGCAGAAATCCTTTACTATAAGCATTACCCATTGTCATAGGTTCTGCTTCTACTTGTTTTGTTCCAATGTATTTCTTCATTTGATTTCCTCCTTTAATCGTTTCTCAGCATATATGGCTGCACCAGTCAAGACTTCGTAACCTTTGGATTCAACGAACGAAGCATATTCAGCTTCATTCCTCAATTCCAGTCCGTCATCCTCAACTGAATATTTGTTTGACTTACGGAGTGTTCCGGTCCGGTTCTGATAGTTGCCATTCTTTACAGCGTAATCGACAGCTTCCTTGCCAACCTTCTCCTCAACGGCTTTCACCTCGGCATAACCTCGTTCGAAAAAGCTATCCACGTCCGAAAAATCAAACTTTACAGCCATATCTCTGAATAACCAAAATAGTTAGTATTTTTTACCATATAAACCTTGCCAGCTCCCCGGATATTCTCACCATCCATACATCTGACTTCATCACCAGCCTTCAGTGAGATTCTTTTCTCACAGACTACATGGTAATTCGGTCGGTACACTTCACCGTTCTCCGAAGTAAACTCTTTGGTAGAATTATCGTCACAACGGCATTTGCATACGTCTTGCCAGCTTTCTCCACCGGTACCTGGAATGGGCCTGCCGAACTCGTCTGTTTCCATCTGAGTAAAGACTTTAACCTGTAATGTATGCGGAGCAAATATCATAGGAATCTGACTTTAGGTTTATCTGACAGCGTGTCTTCAAGACCGTACTTCTTGCACAAAAACGAGTAGTATTCCTTTACCCCCTTGATGTCCCATGACATGGAGAAACCGTTCTCGCTGATGGAAGTTGCACGTAGCAATAGAGAGGGGATGAACTTCGCCATAGCCACCGAAACAAGTCCGATGTTTGACGGGTCCATCTCATCCTCTCCGCTTATCTCTGAAGACAGACTTATCTCCAAAAGGTCAGCCTCCGACAAATTAATGCCGAAGGTCTGAAACTTCTGTGATATGTAGTCGTTTACTGTCATGCGTTCATGGTTGACAAATCGAAATTCACAATCAGGTTAGGATTCGTAATCTGCGGAATCCACTCAGCGGTGTATTCAAGATAACGACCGTTACCATCCTTATAGCCGGATATCAGCATTTCACCGTCTGCCTGAGTGTAATTACGTCCTGGCGCACCGTCTACAGCTTCGTACGGAGTATGGAAACGCATATAACCAATCTTATCTTGTGGAAGCAATGTGATACGGTCGTCTGCGTAAATCTGTACGTTCTTACCGGTTTGGTCAAGAACATAATCTTCCTTGATTTCGATGGCTGGAAGTCCGATACCAGTAAAAATGGAAGAAGCCAGCTGGGATGTAATCAACCCGGTAGAGAGGTACATCTCGTTACCAGTTAGCTGCATCTTGAACCTGTCACCAAATTCCTCAGATCCGATAATGTTCTTCACGAAGGTTCCTCTAGACATGATCATTTTCGGGAATGTTCCATAAATGGACTTCAGTTCGTTTACCTTCTGTTGTAGGTATGTGATGAATTTCGTTTTAGCTTCAGTTTCGGGAGTAATAAACTTGAACGGTAACTTGATTTCCAAGAGGTTAACTCCTCCTGCATTGTCATCCTTGTTCTTAACTGTTGCTTCTCCGGTCATCAGCATAGAACCGAGAACCATATCCATACGCTTGTGGGGAGCCAAAAGCACCTGACGGTAGTCATCATAGATGAAGTTTACAATGTCCTGCATAGCTGCAATCTGGTCAGCAGGTTTTGCTGCATTGTATTTGTCAATCAAGTCTTGAAGTTCAGACAGACGATCGACGGAAATCTGGCAACGATCGCCCAAGTAAGCAATTTCTCCATATCCTGAACCTATATTCCGACGTTCACGGATAGGCTTCTCACCGTAGCGCGAATTGATAGAACCGGCCATCACGCCCGTAACCTGACCGATGTAGTCCTTGAACACACGGGTAGTCGTTCTTCGGAAGTCTAGATACTGCTGCCAGTAAATAGTATCCTTACGTGTCTGAAGGACGCGCTGAATAACAGCGTTAACGATGTTGGGGTCGTTAAACAGAGTATAAATAGTTAGCATCATATATTAGTCCTCCTTTCTTTATTTGCTTGCGATAATACCAGCTGCCCTCAACGATGCAAGTAGAGCATTAATTTTATCTTTCTCATCACCACCAGCAGCATCATCAACCTTAGCACCCTGCTTTACCAGTCCCAACGTACTTGAGTTGGCTGCCTGATAGGTAGTGTTGTTGTCTGTCCAAGGAACTTCAACATAAGCTTTGCCGCCTTCTAGTGCTACTGGATATTTCTTTCCGCTTTGAGCGAATCCCAACTGAATACCACCCATTACAGAATCGGACGCTTCAGGCAGTTCATATGAAACACCTGTCGGAGATTGAACACCAGCTGCGTTAAATTGGAAATGCGGCATGTTAGCCTTATCAATGTCAGAGAAAGGCATAGCTAATTTGGTAGGCTCGATTTCAAATGCTCGCATCAAAAGAGCAACTAATACGATGCCTTCTTCAACTTGAACTCTTTCGTACAAAGCTGAGTTAGCAATGACTTTCGGAGTTGTACCGCTTACTGCTGTAGCTTCATAGAGTACAGTACCTGCTTCCAAAGTATCACCAAAGTCAGCTGCTAAGGTCAACTTGTCGAAAGCCTTGTCTGATTTGTCAATGGCGTTGATGGTAGCTCCATGTGCACCATTGCCCAAGTGCATACCTGCATAAGCCAAAGAATTCTTCTTGATTTTCAATGTAGTATTGGATCCGGTAGTAAATTTCTCATAGACTTCTACACGGATAGCCACCTGAGCGGTTTTCTTTACAAGGTCGGCGGCAATCGGTGTAAAAGATGGAAGGAACGAACCAACAACTAGGTTGGTCGTGTCCAACTTGTAAGGCCCTCTGCGTCTTACTCCGGTAGAAACGTCATAGCGTTCCTCGATGGACGGTTCAGGCTCAATGTAATACTTGTATCCTGCTGACATAAATTACTTGTTTTGTTGTTCGACAATAGATTTTGTATCCGCCTCAATCATTTTGGCGAACTCGCTAGCTTCCTTCTCCTGCTTCTGCTCGGCAGTTTCTGGAGCCTTAGCAAACTGGAAACCGCTGTTAGACATATCCTGCTTCATGTCCTTGAAATAGGTATCCAAGTCCGTGTTCTCAGGAATGTTGCGGTCTTTCAGCATAAATTCGGGAATACCGTACTTCTTAGCCACTGCCAAAATCTGTGAATTGCGCTGCGCCTGCACTTCTTGTTCCTCCATTTTTGCCAGTTTGTCAGCAAACGGCTTGATACCGGCGGCGATGCCATCGGCAATCATCTTTGCGATGTCCGTTTCCTGCGGCTTTGGAGGATCGTTTGGTTTCGGGGGGTCTGGTTTCGGATTCTCGATTGGTTTCCCGTCTTTCAGTCCATGCTTCTTCTCGTAGTTAGAAACAGCGGAAGTCTGCGCCTGTCCTGCACGGAAATCACCATAGTTTTGAATTACGTCCTGAAATGAGATACCCTCGACGATGGAGGTCACCTTCGTTTCATCCGTGACACCCTCTGCCTTCTTTGTAGCAATACGGGTAAGTGTAGCAGTATCCACCCCAGCGAATTTCTGTTGCAGTCCTGCCAAGATTTGTTCAAAGATTGTCATACCGTATGAGTTTGATTAATAATTTCATACGGTAAATTTACTTATAGAGAAAAGGAAGGGGAAATTTTAAGGCTAACGATACGAAACAATTAAGAGAATGTTCGTTTTTTAGGTAAAAAGAAAGCGTGACTACCGAAGTAATCACGCTGAAAAAAATCATTGATTATTCTTATTTCTCTTTTTCTTCTCTTTTTTCAAAAGTTTATATAGATGTGGATGGACATATATAACTGAATAATTTCCTATTTGTTCTTGATCAATACAAGAACCTTTATGTAAGGGGGTATTAATGAAATAATCGTCAAAGTTAAAATCATTTTTTATTAAGCATTGTTTCGCTTTATCATTTATCAACAAATGGTATTTAGTATTAGGAATAATGGGTAACTCAATTAATTGCAACGCATTTGCTTTTGCATTTTCGGGCATTACATAAAACAATTCGTCGATTATACGTTTTTCTATTGCATTATAGTAACACTCTTCTTTATATCGTTTTAACTGTCTAAATATTAATTTAAACAAATAGTCAAATATACAGACAAGCAAGACAAATCCAGCAAATATGAAAATAAGATCCAAAATATTATTTACTCCCAAAAAGAAGTAAACCAATCCAGTGAGAAATACTGCAATAATGGAATTTAATCCATACTTTTCTAAAAACGCCTTAAATAAAGAAGCGAAATCTACCATAATCACAACAAATTTATAGCTGCCAGTTCCTCTGTCAGCGCGTTAATACCTTTCTGAATCTTCTCTAATTGTTGTTTGCGTGGTTTGTGTACTCCAGCCGCATAATGCCACAACTGGCGTTCATTGATTCCGGTTATCCGGCTCAAAGCTGCTTTGGTAAAGATACTGCTGTAATAGTTGATGAAGGTGGCAGCATCTATTTTGAACTTCAAGGTGAACTCTCCCTGCAATACTTCCACTGGAGCGATGTTCATATCCTTGCATGACTTCAGGTAAAGTTCAACAGCTTCCTTCATGTTCTTCTCGATTACCTTCACATCGTTACCAACAGTCATCACCGGAGCACCTTCAATGTAAGCACTAAGATTATCTCCAGCATTTTCAACTATTACTTCAACAGCTCTCATATCAAATCAAACACCTAACACTATATTAGCATCGATATTCAGCTTTTGACTAATTTCACGCGCAACCTTCAATGTTGGCTCACATTTACCAGAAATATAATCACTCAAACGTGAAGGGCTAACACCAATCAATTTAGCCAGTGCTTTTTGGTTAAGCCCCATTTCATACATACGGAGTTTGAGAACATCAACAAGTGTTGGTTCTCCCAATGCAAAATGTTCTTCTGAATAGTCAGCTACAAGGTTAGAAAGTAATTCTAACTCTATGCTATTAGGATCATCAAGAGGGGTTTCATCTGTAACCAGTGGAAGTAATTCCTCAACCCTTTTTACAGCCCAGTCGTATTGAGCTTTTGTTTCTATCTTTGTCATAGCTCTTTGGTAATCGGTAACCGCCGATTCGGTTTAATTATAAAACTGAACAATCAGCTATTCTATCATATTCAGCATGAGTGCCAATGAAACGAATATAAACAAACTTTATAGTGAATTTTATCACTACAATCAGCCTGTAATTATTTCCTTTAATATTGAATACATAATGTTGGTTACCCACATTATCAACACTATTGAAAGTCTTTTTTACGTCTGCAAAGCAAGTCCATTCGCTTTTCTTGACTATAGTTGTCCATTCTTGTAAAGCTACTTTTGCGTCAGGATGCGTTTCTGCATATTCCTTTATAGCTTGTTCTGTAAATATTCTCATTAGGTTCACTCAATTATCATATTGCAAAAGTAATAATAAAATTCTATTTTTCAAAATTATATTCTATTATTTGTAATTGCTCAAAAAAAATAGCGATACCATGTATAATCCGCAAATCCAAATTTCCGCAGAATCCGAAACGAAGCGTTCGATTTTCAGGGAAAAGGACAAAACGAAGCGTTCAAAAAAGGAAAGCGCGCAACACTCAAAAAGCCGAAACAAAAGTTTTGTAATGACCTCTGTTTCGGCTTTATAATTTCATAAAAAATGGCTTTATAACGGCATTAAAATAAGGCTCAAAAGTTTGGCCTTCTGCTTGAAAAATTGTATCTTTGTTCAGTGCTAAGCAGCTGTTTTATGAACTAATTTTTCCTGTTTCTTATACAGCATCATGTCTGTATATTCGGCAGAATAATTCATGTGGGCATTGAATTCCTTTTTTGTACAACCCTCAAAAGGATTGCCAATGGTTTTGTTTGCTCCAATCCATTCACACAGTTCAAGTATGGAGGATTTATTGGATGTGAAATAAACGAAGGAATGCTTTTCGAGTATCTTTAAAACATCCAAATAATCAGACAAGCGCCAATACATATTGTACGTACCAACATCAGTGGAAAGATAAGGCGGATCAATTAAAAAGACGACTCCGGGAACATCCTTATATTGGTTGAATACTGCTTTGTAGTCGCATGATACAATTTCAAGCCCTTTTAAGTAGTCAGAAGACTCCGGATAACCGGTCTTGCGAATGTTGTTATAAAGGACTTCCTTGCGCATTTCGGCTACAGACAATTTATACTTCATGGAGAACATAAGTGAGGATGATAAGGTTATAAAATCCACGTACCCAACATTTAGTTCTTCTTCCTCGATACGTTTAAAAATGCGTTCTCTAAGTTCCCCTTTAATTGGTTTATGTTTGGGTATCGAATTACCCACCAGCTCCCTAATATCGGCAAGCAGTTTATTTGTCTGTGGGATATTTTTCAGTCTGAACCGGTAGTTGTCGAAGTCATTGTAGACAACAGTAGCATCGGGCTTGCTTCTTTTGGCTATATGCGAAAGAAGTCCGGAACCGCCAAACAAGTCCACAAACACGGTATCTTCAGGGAACTGTTCCAAAACTTTAATAAACTCTTTAGCAAACATTCTTTTTTGGCCTACAAATGGCAGTGGTGCAGATAAATTCATATTCTTCATACGTTCAAGTCAAATTTAATGTTTTCAACTCCGGATAACAGTTCCAGAGTCCGGTCAATGTTATTTTCATATATATGCACATTTCCAAGGTCAAGGGTTATGGACTTCAGGGGAAGCTCCACCTGCCTTGCCATCAGATAAAGATGATAAATATCAGCCGGAAGCCCAAGGTTCGCATCAGAACTACGCTGATATGCAGATAGCACCAATTCTCCCTCATCAATTTGGAACTGCACAAGACTCAGGCAGGGTGCCTGGTTGCTTTCCACCCCGGTTTCTCCAAGAAACAGGACATAATTCTTGCTGTTGCGCTTTTCCCGGTTAATCCTGGTTATGAGGGGTGGAAGCTTTTCAAAGTAAGTTGGATAGCTGTTTACAAGGGTATGGCCGCAATAATCCCACCAGGTAATCCCTGCCTCTTTGTATTTTTCCACATCCCGGACTCCTTGCATAAACAGTTTCAATTCCTCTTTCAGCTTTTTCCTGGCTATCCCGTGGCTTTCAAATATGTCAAGTAAATCAGCGGGGGTTAGCATGAGCCTTTCGTTTAATAGATACTTGATACGCCCTTTCCTATTGGTCTGGATTTTGCCCGTTTGGAGTATCTTGTCTAATGTCTGGTAATACTTATTCATGAGCTTTATTTTTGGTTGTACAAAGGTAGCTCTACCGGACAACACAAGGCATCCCCGGCACATCAATCACACTGCACCGAGCGTGCAGTGCTTTCCAAACCGTTTGATAACATCATACACCTTACGTTCGCTTACCGAATATTTATTTGCCAAAAACGCCACTGCATAAGTGGTCTTTTCACCTTGTTTTTTCATGACCTCATACTCCGTATATAAGTCTATGAATCGAAGGTCATCCTGCTTGCCGCCCAAACTTATAAGCATTTCAAGCGGTTCTCTGTTAAATTTAAGTGCTTCAAACAATGTCATATCCAATCATTTTTGTACTTTTGCAATGCCAATCATTTATTTAATGCGTAAAAACGCCACGAGAGTGCGGCAGAGGGCATTGCCCCCGGTCGCGCACTCTCGTGGCGTTTTGTGTTAATAAATGATTGGCGTCTATATTAACAGGCCGGGGGCTTTTTTTATCCCTCCCCCGAAGGGATTGTCAATCACTCAATCCGATATAATTCCAAATTGAACTTGTCCTTTTTTTCCCAGCCTTCAGCCAGAACTGTCTGAATGAATCCTACTGCTTTTGTATAGAAATCTTTCAGTTCTTCTAACTGAGTAAAAGTATGGTATTCCGGTTGTTCATCCGAACCAAACTTAAACGTCACTGGCAGGGTTTCTCCGCCCGTCTGAACGGCCAAATCGTATGCTGCCTTATAGTTGTACTGGTTCTCCACAGAAAGCCATACATGGGCACCATTATAGGCGAATCCGGATAGGATAGCCGCATCAGTCTGGCTGTTATACCAGGACATAACCAATGTGTGGATTTCCTCATCAGTAGGCTTATGCCCGAACTCCTCTTCCATGTAGGAGGCAGAGCCGTTCTCTTTTTCCTGCACATCCCATCGGATGCGCCATTTGTCTTTAACCGGGTTCGTGCATTCCATCAGCGAAACCCCGGAACTTCCTTCAACTCTTCTCATGTAAACACGTATTTGGTTCTACCTTTGCCGAATGTCTCTGTCTTGATGGTCGTTTCAAACGGGAAACCATCCGGCATTTCCTTTATTTGTGCGAGAATATTCTTCATTTCCTCGCTGTTGGTGAAGAACTTCTTTGCCTCGCCGTTCACTTCGATGGCCACAATAC